CCAGCGAATGCCTGTACTTGCAACTCATTGTAAATGCCTGAACCAATCACATCACGGATGTAGATTTCTTGAGCTTCTTTGATTGCTGATTTCAGCAACTTGTCATCCACATTCTCATTCAAAGGTGTGTTGTCCTTGAGATAAGTGGTTGAAATGAAATATACAAAATTGGTCATCGTTTAATCCTCCTTAATAGTTGTTGTTGCCAAATGTGTCTGCATTGTGGTGTGGTGATTCCAGTATCGGGGTTGGTATACCATTCACCTCTCCTCTTCCATACATCGTAACCAAGTTGTGCAGACATTGCGTTAATGTCCTCCCTTGAATACACACGATTACTTTCCACGATTTGACGGCAGAAATCACGAGTGGTTGGGATAACCAAAGTACCTTTGATTCCAGCGGCTAAAGCATACCCATAACGAACCACAATTTCGGTTTGCAATCTCTTGACCTCTTCAACTCCTTTCGGGGTTGTTTCCAATCCATCCTCGTATGATTTGATCAACTCCGCTTTGGCAAGTTTAGCAATGGCATCAGCGACAACCTTCGCATCCAACTTGGTGATGTTCACAATGTCTCCAACTTGAAGACCTTTGTTCTCTTTCAACACATTCAAGATTGCAGTTTCAACGGCATCCACGAACTCAAACTTGTACGCTTCAAAGTTGTCTGCACTCTCTCCGTATTGTTGAAATACCTTGATGTCTCTTTCATCATCCCAGCCAAAGGGATTTTGTTTTGATAGGGCAACGGGTGATGCGGATGGCAATGAATCTCCTCCGGCAATCGGTGGAAGATTTGCCAATTGGCGTTTCTCGTTGATGGTCATATTGGACAACACATTGTTTGCAACCAACGGACTCAAAGCATTGATAGCATCGTTCAAAGATGATTGCTTCACATCGGTAATCAATGGCAATCCAAGTTCCTTTCTTGCTTCTTCGTTTGTGATAACTCCAGCAGTAAACAAAGCCTGATAGTCAAGACCGATAGGTGGTTTGTTGATGGTTTCTAAACGAACAGATGCGATAGGTTCAAGCAAGTAGGCAAAGGTATCATCAATCTTTTGTTGACGGGGTTCAATGTAGGCGTGATGAAACATCTCATATGCTTCAATCAACTCGCTACGACCACCCAATTGTCCCTCTACACGAACTCCAAACAACATTGGAGAGTTGACCTTGTGTGCGACAAATATCTCTTGTTGTACGGTCTTATTCAACAAGTCAAATTGCTTGTCAAAATCCGATGGCTGAAGGTTGTTGATGACTGATTCCTTCTCTGTTGGATCGTTGTATTGGATAATTAACCCACCGGCATTGTCCGTGCCTTGATAGTTTTCTTTGAATCTCCTTGCAGTTGCACGAGCTTCTTCAGGTGTGGGGATTCCTTTGAATAACTGGATGTGAGTTTGTGCCGTGAATCCGTTCTTGATGCTATTCAAATAGTAATTTGAAATCTCGGTGTCAACCTCAATGTATTTCAACGCACCTACATAATCAGGCAAGGGATATTCGCCTTGTCCGGGACGGTAAAATTGACAATAATATATTTGCTTGGATTCCCTTGTGATTGGGTTGTAGGGCTGATAATGAATCTTCTCCGCTTTGCTATCTGTCCAGTCAGCACAATACACGAAATCAGCCTCAAGACCTTTGCGGATGTCTTTGAAAGGGATGTGATAGAATTCCGAAGGTGCGGTCTTTGCCTTGTTCCAAATCACCTCAACTGCAAACCCATTGAACAACTCGGCATCGTATGCAACTTTCGCTTTGAGTTCTTCGTAGGTCTCGTAGGCGTTTATATTTTTGAGTTTGGCTTCGGCTTTTGCAATCTCCTCCGTGTTTGAGCCAAATACCTCCGTGCCGATTCCAGCAACATATGATGCTTTTGCAGAAACGATGGCATTGTGTTTGGGTGATTTATTGAATAACTCAATGAGAAAGTCAGGATAGAGATTGTCAGCACCAAAAGTCACGAATCCCTTTGCCTTGTTTTCTTTAAAAACAGGAAGTTTGTTATCGTGAAAGTTTAATCTTTGGAATATCATCTCTATCAAATAGCAATCAATCTTTTTTGTTTGAGAACTTGTCAATTGATGTGAATCCAAGACAAGCAATCACGATGAATTCCACCGCACTCACCAACTCTGGAGAAGGCACGATATCAGCAGGGCTAAGAGAATTATGAGCCATTGTAGCAAACAATACAAAAGCACCGATAATGCCCACGAATCGTTTTGATGACATCTCTCCTTTGTCACCCGTGAAAATTTCCATCAATTTTTTCATAAATCTTTGCTTTCTAATAGTGTGTAAGTGAATGAATTGCCGTGCAAGGTGGCAGCCTTTTTGACTAAAGCCATGAACTCATCAAAATCTGCTGACTTTTTGAACACCTGACAACCCTCACTCCAATTCTCAACATAGGTTGAATCTGCCCCAGCCTTGTGGATGTTGATTCCGTAGATACCTTCGGTGATCAACTTGGTGTCGTAGGTCATATCCTTGTTGGCATCACGATAAACCTTCACGGGTTTGGCTTGTTTCAATGCTTCGTATTTGCCTTGATGCAATCCGATTGCGTGACTTCCACGATATTGTCCGGGAACTAAACGAGCAACGCCTTGAGCATTGTGAAATTCCTTCACTCCCTTTGTGCCGGGATCAGTTGTCGCAGCCCATTTTTTAAAATGCCAGACATCCCCGATTTTGTAACTAACGGTTAACAAGTCATCAAAGACATTTGTCACTTTGCTTCCAGTATCCGAATTGCGAATGCCGATGATATTAATGTTGTAATCCCCATTTTCAAAAAAGGCATATCCTTTCGCCTTCATTGCTACTTTGATTTTGTCTATCATTTGCCTTGTCCTTTATATGGTTTGGAACTCTTATGCTTGTTCTTGTGTTTTGTATGTCTGCCCAATTTGTTTTTGGGTTTAGAACGGAATGATGTGATGTTTACTTTTGCTCCCATAAGTACATTCTGAAATAGTCAAACTCTTCCTTTCCACCTTCGGAAAGATAGTTCAAATACGCATCATAGATCACTCCTTTAAACTCAATCGGTGTGGTGGTAGTATCCAATCCAGCACCTACCATCTTCACGGCATACACCTCCATTTGGTCTTGAACAACTTGCATCTGTTGAACCACGGATTCGGCTTTCTTTTCAGCAACAACCACCGCTTCTTTCAATTGCTCTTTCTCTTGAACTTTGCCTTCAACCATTTCTTCTCCTTTGGCTTTTGCTACGGAGACAACTGCCGATGCTTGACGGAGATTTGATTCAACCTTTTTCAACATCGCTTCGACCTCGTCAATCGGTGGTGTTGTAACCGCACCAACTGGGAAGGCAATCTCAATGGCTGCGATGAACAGACAAAACAAAATGACAAAGTACCTCATAGTTTTTTGACGGTGTTGATGATGCGAAGTTCTGTGATGGCAGCAGCCAATGCGGAATCGGATTTCTTGAGAGCATATCCAAGACGGTCAATCTTCAAATCCAACGCTTCAATCTTCTTGTTGGAGTTCTCAAGTTGCTCGGTGTACGATGACTTGACATCATAGTATAAATAGCTCACACCTACCAATGCAAGGAAAGCAACCCCAGCAACGGGATTCTTTCGGAATTGATCAAACGAAATTGGTAGCGGATTTGCGGATGGTTTTTTTACGGTCATTTGATGCGATTAATTTTTTTAGCCCAATAGATAACAGCCAAAACGCCCGAAATAATACCAAGAATCCCCACGCCAAAAGTAACAAGGGGTTGATAAATTTGAGCAAAAGTGATGACCGCTGATGAACCCGTGATTGCGGTGGCAATGGCTGCGGTGGTATCATTAAGGTTTTTCATTTAGATCGGGAATGGTGGGGGTGGTGGTGGGATGTATTCGGCTTGGGGTAAATCTAAAACCCAAGCGTATTCAGTGATGGCAACTTCGGGTTTGTCCTCATCGGAAAGGAATAAAAACCAAACTCCGTTAATATCTTGAACGCAATTAAAAAATTGATAAGGCGTGTAATACTGCCCTTGAATCAAATCCTTTTGTTC